CATCCATATCATCAACCACTTGCATTCCTTTAGTTTTTCCTTTAGATCCATCATATTCAATATCTCTTATTGTTGCACTTACTTTAAACTCACCACCACCTTTAACTGGAGCGATTCGTTCCTCATCTGTTTCACCATAATTCCTATAAATTATGCCATAATCAATTTGAATATTTTCAACTTGCGTCTGATTTAAACTCATAATTAATTACCCCTTTCATATAATTTCCCAAAATATGTGTATTTTCTTCTTTTAATTTTTATATCAGGATCAGTTAATGCTAATTTGTTTTCCAAATAAAAAATAACAGTTAATTCATCTGAACTTAATACATGTTTATTAATTTGATTAATAGTGATCATTATATCTTCAAGTGTGCTACTTTCATTACTCTTATCCCATCCATCAATTTCTAGGCTTACCAATTGTCTGTTTTCACCACTATCATATATATTGGCGATGTTATAAACAATATACGGAAAAACAGCATCATCAGGAACATTTTGAAAATACACTTTAGGATGTAATGTCTTTAAATAAGCGTGTAATACTTTTCTTAAATTTTTCAATTTTAATCATCCTTTATCTCTTCATTCTCATCAAAATCATCTTTTACATCTGTTTCAATTCCTGATAAATACTTTGCTTCAATTTCCCTAATTTTATCAATATTGTTAAAAACTGCAGGTTTTAAAAAAGGATGTGCTTTCATTTTAACGGTTCCAAATTCTAATAAATGAGTATGATAAGCAGGTGTTATATTTTTCTTCTTAGCTTGTTTAGTAGAATATACTCCAATTTGCAACCTTGGCATACCTTGCTTACTTCCACGCACCCAAGTTCCAATATTCTTTTTAAGTGTTCCTGTAGAAACTGGAACTTCTTTTTTAGCATATCTTCGTGCTAATCTAGCAACATCTCTTAAAGCAGCTCTTGATAACTCTTTTAAAGTATATTCACATGCATCTACATTTGAAGTATATTCAACTTCACCTTTTTTAAATTTAACTACTGATTTAGGCATACTCATTTAAATCACTGATCCTTCACATATCAATTCGATTTTTTCACCTTTATCATATGTTCTAACAATAGTAAATTCTTTGCTATCATATCTTAATAATTCCTCATATGAATAATCAATGCTTGATATTTCAAACATAAAACTTGGTTTTATTCCAGTAGCTTGTGCTTGATAAAATTCATTTGCATGTATTGATTTCTTATTAGCAAATACTTGCTTATAAGTTTTATTTTCAATATCATCACCTAATTCATTTTGACTTGTAGTAACTGAAATAAGTTCAATAACGTCTTTAAACAACATATCAATTCACCTCAATTATGGTATCACCAGCAATATCAATATATAAAACTGAATCTGCAACAATATATTCAACATGATCTTTTGCTCTACAATGAAATATTGCAGTGCCTTCATCATTTGTTTCTTTTCTCTCACCATCAAATATAATGATTTGCTGTTCACTAGTATTAATTGTAACTTTATAAAATGCATATTCTTCTGATAAAGTTAAATGATTTCTTAACATTTCATATGATTTTTGCAATTTTTCAGCATCTTTATTATCCCAACCAAAGTTTGCTTTAACATATAAAATGATTGCACGTTTAACTAAAATATCTGTTTCATCAACTACTAATAAACCTTTTAAATTCAATTCTTTTTTACAAGCATCAATTAAATCAGTAATTTCACTATCATATGCAGTATTGGATATTCTTAAAGCTAATTTTGCTGCATCTAATATTGCCATGATTTACCTCCTTCAAAGTAAAAGGGAGCTTTCGCTCCCAAAATTAATACTACGCTCCTTTTTTAATGATAACTACACCATTAGGATCTAATATTTTACCATCTGCAACTAATATTGCTTTATCAACATATTGATTAGTATCATGATCAAACCATCTAAACATTTTCATTTGCATGTTTGAATTAATTGCATAATCTGACAATTTACAGAATACCGCAACAATATCATCAGTTGATGCTGATTCATATGGAGCAATAACATCATCTTCAACTAGAATTACTTCTCTTCCACCAAATCTTTCTTGTGGCCCATTAGTAATTCCATAATTAGTTCTTCCCATTGGTTGACCGTTAGCATCAACCATTCCATCAATATATCCTTCGAATGTTCCAGAAGCCATAATAAATGATCCACCTGCTCTATATGCTAAAGGAATTTTAGCAAACACTTTTTTCTTCCATCCATCCCACTTAACAAAATTAGCAGCTGAAAGAGTAACAATATTAGTACATCTAGGATCAGCAGTAATTCCTAATGGCTGAGTTGTTCCAGCACCTTTAATAATTGCAACATCCATTGCTTTTACCATTGCTTCAGTAATTAAAGTTACTATTGTATTTTCAAATGAATTCAAAGTAGTGATATCTGCTAATAAAGATATTGCAACTTTACATTCAAGACCAAAATAACTAAATGATACATTAGTATTTGCAGTAACTTTTTGTTTATCGCTTACAGCTCCTTCTGTTATCCATGAAGCTGTTGGAATAAGTGATAATATCGGAAAATTAACTCCACCTTTAATATTAATTTTTCTAACTCTGTTGTAAATTTGACCATAAGACTTCATTGTTTTAATAATTTCATCAACAATTGTTGTTGGGATTACTGCACCAGCATCTGACGTTGAAGTATATGCATCACTATTTTGGAAATCAGCTTTTCCAGTTTTACAGAAGTTCATAAAGTCTTTTCTGTATTCAATAGTATTGTGAATATCTTCAACAGTTTGAATTTTGTTTTCAACAGTTCCATCAATTTTAATACCTGGTGTAACTTCATTTTTTAATGCATTCATATTTGCTTGAGCAATTGAAATCGCATCAAATTTTTCATCTAAATCTTTAACTTCTTGCTCTTTTGCTTTATAACCCTCAACATCTTCACTATTTAATAATGCTTCCGCTTCAGTTAATAATCCATTTCTTTTTTCTAAATATTCTTTTCTATTCATTTTATCTCCTTCAACTTAATCAAATTTAATTTTGATTGATATAATTCAAAGTCAACTTTTTCGACTTTCTCATTTTTTTTAATATTATTAATGCTATTTCTTATTTTATTAATAACTTCATTTGGTAAAATAATACTATTACTAGCACTTGCCACTAGTTGCATTGATTCATTAAACATTACACTATCAACAAATCCCATTTCTTTAGCTTGCTGCGCGTTAAGCCAAGTTTCTTGATCCATTAAATCAAGTAATTCTTTTTGCTCAATACCAGTTTTTAAAACATATGCATTTGCGATTGATTTATTATAATTTTCAATAACTTTTGCTTCATGCTGTAGATCTCTATAATCACCAGCTACAATACTTGAAACATTGTGAATCATAATCTGAGCCGTAGGTGAAATCTCCGTAAAGTCTCCTGCCATTGCAATAACTCCTGCTGCGCTTGCTGCAACTCCAACAATTTTAACATTTACTTTGCCAGGGTAACTTTTAAGAGCTGTATATATTTCTGAACCTGCGTAGACTGAACCACCTCCTGAATTTATCTGAACTTCCACTTCTTCACCTTCGGATTCATTTAAAATCTTACTAACATCATTAGGACATGTTGAATCCATTTCAAACCAATCGTATATCCATTTTTGGTCGTTACTAATAATCGTTCCTTTAACATCAATTTTCTTTGGCATCTTTATTTATCACCTCCTTCCACTGCTGCAGTATCTAATCTTCTAATTACTTCATCACCATGTTCAATTGGACCCATATTAAATATTTCTCTGACCTCATTTGGAGTCATCATTCCTCTATCAACAAATTGAACTAAACCAAGTTTTGTTTGCATACTTGCATAAGATAAATTGCTTGCTTCAAATATAATTTTGTTTCCAAATCCCCTAGCTTTTCTTGTAAATAATTTTCTTGAAAATTCTTCACTTAATTGTCTTGCCAGTGGTTCAATTATTGCTTCAAAATATGCAGTAAATTCATCTTCCGTTGATTTTGATTGAATAATTTTCTCGTTTGTATTAAAAAAGTTATAAATTCTTGTTATTGTTCTATCCATTTGTGATGCATTCGGAACATATGAATGCGGTTTAACTTGTTCAGCATCATATCTTGGATCAGTTGCAGCTGCTCCTGCAACATCAGAATCTATTGATAAATAATTTTTAACAAAACTTTTAATTTGCTGATCAACATCTTCTGGATTAAGAATATTTTTAAATTTCAAAAGCCATTTTACTATGGCTGAATTCTTAATTGCTTTAACTATTCCCTGGTCCGTAGCTGTTACTATTTCCATCAAAGGTTTCAATGTTTCAGCTGGACTTGTTCCAAATAAATCATTATCATTAAAATCTTGCCTAATATGAATAATATCCGTATATGCCAATGTCATACTTTTACCATTATTCAAATGGAATTTTAAAAATAGCTTTTCATCAGAACTATATAGTGCTTCAACTCCTGATGCTGGTATTGGATAAATTTCTTTTGGTATATCAAAATCATCTTTAATAATTAATGCAAATGCATTATTATTTAATGCAAGTTGAATTGCCATTTTTTCTTGTAACATTTGCCCTGTCATATATTGATTAGGTTCTTCAAGTAAAAACCTCATATATGGTTCAGGATTAACCATTACTCCATCTTTCCCATTTCTAATATGTTTTGCTACTAACTTTCCAATATTCTTTGCCATTGGCCGAATACATGCTCTGACAATATCAGATTGATATAGATTGCCATTCCATTTATAAAATCCATTTCCCATTTCATTTACCATCTTAAAAACTGTTGCTTTATCTGGTTTTATCTTTCTAGAAAATAATCCCATTTTCACCTCCCTTCAAACTTAAATCATATTCTTATAATCACTCATATTGTTTTGTAGTGGAATATAAGCACATAACAATGAAATTGTTCCATCAATTCTTTTTTTAGGATCTAAACCTTTTACAGGTTGAATTCCGCCATTAATATCAACTTTAATTTCTGTATTGCTTAAGCACCATTTGTCTATCGGATTATTATTATAATTTATTTTTTTAGCTCCTAAATCTGGTTTTAAATTCTTCATTGGTTCACTTAAAGTCTTAGTTCCTTGTCTAATCTTAATCATGCAGTTTTCTCCAAATTCAGCTTTAAATTTTGCAAGTAAACTATCATCAATATGCCAAGGATCATAACCAATTCTATATACATATAAATTTTCTTCTTCTCTAAGTTCTTTAAACCATTCAAGAAAACAAATTTTATCAACTTTATTTCCTGGCCATGCTCTCAATTTCCCTTGTTGCTCCCATAAAAGATAAGGCACTGTATCTCTTTCTCTTCTATCACCATTTGAAGTCATTTTTGTTAAAACTTGTTCTGGTAACCAATACATTGATTTAACATAAATTGTTTCATCGCCTGGTCTCATACATAATACTTTCGCACTATTTAAATCAGTAGTATCAGCT